CTTTGGGATTCTTCCCTTCCGCTCGTTGCCATGCTGGGGACTTAGCCATAGAACACCGTCACTTTTGCCGAAGTGGGGAGCGTCACATGAACATCCGTCTCAAACAAAATCCCTTCGCCGGGAATTAAATTTGCAAACGGGTTGTTCGTGTTGTTGGGGATATTAAATTGCAAGCGGATAGTGCCGGAAGCCCCACCATCTCGAAAAATAATATCCCCAGCAGTGCCACCTGACAAGCATTGATAGCCTTTGACCCGAACACGTCCAGAAACCACCGTACCGGTGGCTTCAACGTGAGAGGCCTTAACGTCGGTTTGCATCATGGAGGTTTACTCCTTAGACGTTCTGTTGGCCGGTCAGGGGATCAACCACGAAGTAAGTGATGTAGCCGCCAACAGTGCCTGCGCCCGAAGTGTTATCGGTCACAGTCACGTACGACATTTCAGTCAAAGCAGCGCCAGTCACAACAGAGCCAACGCTGGTAGTGCCTACAGAAGCAGACAAACCAGAAGCGATGAAGTTGTTGTCGGCAGTACCAGAGGTGTAGCCAGTAGCGCCCAGATCGAACGTACCGGTGCCACCATCATTGATGCTCACGGATAGGACAACAGCGCCAGCGGGGAGGATGAGAGCGGGGCCACCGTTAGAGACGGTAACGTTTGTACCTGCGGTAGCAGGGGAAGCATCAGCAATATAAAACTGAGCGGCCATGACGCCAGAGCCACAGTAAGCGGTGCGAGTTTGATCGCCGCCGCCCGAGCGCCAAATGCTTTGGGTGGTAGAAACTGCCATTTGAATTGTCCTTCGTACAAAGATCAGCCCATCAATTGTGTACGCATCTGCCGGATCAGTTTGATGGACCGGAAACTCCGGTTTGGAGCAATATACCCCAAAAGAAAAAGGGGCGCAAGGCCCCTTTTCCTAGTTCATCAGGACGAACCCGAAGAACCCCACATACCCAGAGGGTCAGACCAGCCGAAGCTGTAACGCTCACGGGCCTTGTAGCGGACGTTGCCGGTGTCGAAGTCACCGTCCATCGAGTTAGCCAGAGGCATACGCTCGAAGTGCTTCAGACCGTTAGGCACGTCTGTGGTCAGGAACCAAGCGTTGTTGTCGGTCAAGAAGTGGTTGACGGTGTAGCCACCGGGGATTGCACCCATCTGCTTGATAGCGTTGATGTCGTTATCAGCAGTTGCGACGCGCAACTCGGTGTCAAGCAGACGCTTGGCCACGAACATCAAGGCAGGTGGGATCACCAGCTTGACGGGCTTGGCAGCGATCAGCAGGCCGCGTTCATCGGTCCACGCAGCGATCTGAATCACGGCGTTTTCGAGGGACGTTTCGTTGAGGTCAACGCCAGAAGCGGGGCTGTTGTAGTTCACACCACCGGAGACCAGCGGGTGGCCGACGCGAGTGCCGGAACTGTTGTTGCCAAAAAGAGACACGCCATCACCACCAGCGTAAGCGCCGTTGAAACCGTTGTTGACAACGGCGGCGGCTTTCACCTGCTTGGTATAGGCCATCGCACGGGCCAGAGCCTTGGTGTAACGAGCAGACAGGCTGTCGTACAGGTTGTCCTCAATCGCCTCTTCGGTGATCGAGAAGCCCAAAGCGATAGTCTCGTGGGTGTAGCGGGCGGTGAACGCTTCTTGGGCGTTGTCGTAAGCGATGGCGGAGCCTTCGTTCTTGACAGGCGCTGCGCTGAATCCAGCCAGCTTGGTCTCTTCTTCAAAGCTACGCTCAGATTTCTCTGTTTCGTAGATTTCCTTGTGCTCTTCGCCGTAACGGGCATACTCCATGCCGAACAGAGCGTTCAAGCCGGGGAGCAGTTCTTTGAGCAGTTGTGCGCGTGAAATAGCCATTTGTCAGTCCTCCTATTAGACGCCAGTGGTGTCGTTATATTGATGGAGGTTGAACTTCACAATGAACTCGTAGTAGTACGTGGTACCACCAGAGATATAAGAAGTTTCAGGCACAACATCAACCACACGGATTGGCAAGGTGTTGGTGGTGTCGGCAGACGCACCGTTGATGCCGTAGGCAGAGTCGCCAGTAGCAGTCGAACCGGTAGCGGTAGCCATAGCCACGTTCGAGCCAACCAGCGCACGGGTGTAACCTGTGGGGGTGGTGGTAGAACTTGCGGCAGCAACAACCTTGAAAGTCGCATTTGGATCATCCACCACGTAGGCGTAGGCCAGATTGGTAGAAGTCGATGCGGCGGCGGGGTAGTACTGAGACTGG